CTTTATTTGCAACTAGATAATGACAGTATGTGGTGCAGAGTTCCTATGAAAGAACTAGAAGGTAATGTTGGTAGTAAAGAGTATTTTGGCCAAGCTATAGACGAGGATAATTATGACTAAAAACGAATTCATTTTAAAATATGGCGAAGCTGCCTGGGAACAGCATAAATTAATATGCCGAAAATGGCAAGAACAACATAAAAATCAGTTTAAGCAAATAAAGAAAAAATGTTATGAAAAACATAAAGAACAATATGATCATTTAAGTAAAAAATGGTGTCAAGACCACCGTATAAATGGCTGGACACGATATTGCAAAGAAAATTATGACTTGATTGAAAACTACTCTTTAGCTAAAGCCGATAATTTTGACCCTAAGAAATGGCATTTGCACCATAGGCTAGAAAACTATTGGTCCCATACAACTCTAAAGAGGAAAGGACTATATTATAACATAAATCCTGAAGCATTAATTTGGCTTCCCTATGAAGAACACAAGAAAGACGTACATTGCAAAACTAGTAAATGGCATAAGAGGAGTTTAGAAAATGAATAAAGACTTGATTTTAATTATTTCAAATGAAATGGCTAGCTCAGGTGGCTGCTATAATTTAAGAATACAACAGTTTGCTAATTATATTAACCAGACTAATCAATTTCAAACAAAAGTGATTGTATCACATATTCCTATATTTGATACAAATGTATTAGCTAGATGCAAAGGTATTTTGGTACAGCGTCCATTTAGCCCAATGCCATGGATAAAGAATTATAAGGAATTACAACCTAAGTTTGGTTACAAATTAAGCTTCGAGGTGGATGATGCCTTTTGGTCTATAATTCCTGATTATAACTCTAGTTCTTTAAATCCGAGAGATTGGAATGCTATAGAAAAGATTGCAAACGAACAACTACAGTATTTTGATTGCGGTATTGTTACTACACAGTTCTTAGCTGATTATCTTCATAAACATCACAATTTCTGGAATACGGTTATTGTACCGAATACAGCTGACCGTTCGATATATCAAAGCTTTAGAAAGAATTTCTTTAGAGAAAAGCCAATGCTTATTTCAGCTGGTGCTTCACAACATGTTTTGGAACCACAGCCTATTAATCCACAAGCTCCTGCTGGCGTTGCTGGTAAACGAGGTGATTATGTTGGCCAGTGGGTAGAATGGCTGAAGAAGCATATTACTGATGTTGATTTGCATTATTTTGTTAATGTTCCATATTTCTTGGATGATGTTAAGGACATGATTAAGGTTCACCCTTGGCAATATACATCTTTATATTCAGCTGAATTGAATGTAATTAAGCCAGATATCTTATTTGCTCCTTTACAGAATAATGATTTCAATAGAGCTAAGTCTTCATTGAAATTTGCTGAAGCTGCTGCTTGCGGTGCTATTCTGATGGGTTCTGATTTTCCTGGAAGTCCTTATGAAATGATACATCCATTGTGTAAAGTTCCAGATAATCCGACTGTAGAACAACTTGACCAGGTATTTGAGAATATCAAACAGAATTGGAAAGAAATTATAGCATATCAGTATGATTTCATAAACAAGAATTGTTGGTGGTTACAGTCTGGACCACATATTTACAGATGGCTTAATGCAATCTGTATACCTAATCAGAATATGATATAAATAAAAGGATATATAATAAAGGAAGTTAAAAATGAACGAATTAATCAATTTACTCAATGAAATTTTCAAGAAATATAGTGTATCTGAAGAAGAAATTTCCGCTGTTCAGGAAGCTATTGCTAATGTAGAAGGTAGCGGCGAAGACGAATTCGGTTACGAAGAAGAAGATATTTCTGAAGAACCTGTAGAAGAATAAACATATAAAGAGGAATAATATGGCAAAGAAGAAAGAAACAAAAATAGAAGAAACAAAACCGTTAGATTTTTCCAATAAGACCCTGGCTGACTGTTACGAAGGTTTAGTCTGTCTTGACATTAAGCTCTCTAAGCTTATTGAAATCATGGACGGTATTGGTAATTATCTTGAAAATAAGAAGAATGGAACTTTAGGTATTAGCTAATGGCACAGAGACCGAAGGCAAATAAGCCAAACACGACTGATTTGTGGACTGCGGTTACTTCTATCATAGAACATTGTAACGAGCCCAAGATAGACAGCACGCCGAAAGGTAAGCTGTTTATTTGGGTATTATGTTATAAGAACTATAAAGCCAAAAATACTGTATCTGAAGTTAAGCCGACTACCGCTTGTAGATGGAATGACTTTGTAAGGGTATGTCAGCCATACATTAAAAAAACTTTTCCAGACTTAGACTTAAAACCGTTTGATACAAGCTATAGTGCTAATTCTCGTTCTGATTTAGATAATCAGGCTTTGATTATGTTTAACGAATGGTTTGATACTACAAAAGAACGACTAGAAATGGAATTTTGCAGCAATTATGCAAAAGAAGGCAAAAATTCAGATTTAGAAATTCTTAAACGTAGATATAAAGATAATTGGGCTGAAGATAAGAAGGGACAGCAAACACAGGTTAATGTGGATAATGAAAACAAAACATTCCAGATTATTGTAACCGACGATGCTGACTTATGATTTAGACAAAGATTTGTTGAAAATTCAGAGACGATTCCTGCATTCTAAGAAACAGTATGCAGGAATTGTTTCTTCTCGTTCAACTGGTAAAACATTCATATTATCATGGATGATTGTGCTTTCCTTGATGAAGGGAGAGCGTTCTATTATTTTTAGCCAGACATATTCATCATTAAAACAGAACCTTATGGCTGAAGTGCTAAATAGGTTTAGATTTTTACAATCTCAATATCCAGAAATTGCTGATCAGCTTGTTCCACAATACAATAAAGCTGATATGACTATTGAATTTAATGGTGGAAGAGCTTTCGGTTATAGCTACGAGAACTATGAAAATACTCGTGGTCAGACTGATGTATCTTTATTGATTCTTGATGAAGTTGCAATGGCTCCAGCAGATTTATTAGATATTGTTGGTCCTTGTCTTAGAGGTGAAGGAATTAAGCCTAGGATTCGTTTTTGCACAACTCCTAGAATTGGTAGTATTTGGAATAGACGCTTTAAAGAACACATGACTTTAGGCGACTGGGATATATTTACTGGTAGTTACAAAGATAACTATAAGTTGTCTGCTGAATCAGTAGCTTTAATTGAGTCTTCAGTAACCGACCCAATGATGAGAAAGCAGGAACTCGAAGGTGAAATTATGGAAACATCTATCGAGAACTGTATTTTGGCTGATGTAACATTACCAGCTAGGTCAAAAGGTAATGACAATAAGTATGTAATGGGCATAGATATGGCTCGTTATGGTAACGACTCTACTGTTATTATTGTTAGAAATAGCTATAATATTGTAGAAAATGTGCCTTTATACCATGCAGATACTAATAAAATTGCTGCAGAAGCTGAAAGGCTTATACAGAAATATAAGATTGAGACTATATTCCTTGATGCAACAGGTGGCTGGGGTTCAGGTGTAGAAGACTATTTAAAGCTTAGTTATCATGTTGTCGGTATAAATTTCGGCGGAAAAAGCAATAATGAGTATAATTTAAATGCTCGTGCAGACCTTTATACAAATCTTGTAAAGGCCATAGATGATGGTTTCTATATAGATTCTCAGACTATTATAGATGAGCTAATGGCTACATCTTATGTAATTACTACTAATGGTAAGAAGGCTATTGTTCCTAAAGAGCAAATTAAGGAAATTTTAGGTCATTCTCCAGATACATGCGATGCTTTGGCATTGACATTTGCTGATATAGAAACACCTATAACACCACAAAGACAGGCTCAGTTAATGAATGCTCTGTTCAGGTAGTATAAATAAAGATAGTTATTATAAGGTAGAAAATATGCTACAAAAAATAAGAGACAATTTATCAAAATCTAGCGCATTTTATAGCACATTGATTTCCAGAAAGAAAAGAGATATGGAAATTGCATCTGGTAATTTCTGGAGCCCAGATCTTATTGATGAGACTGACAGAACAGGTCGTATTTGTCGTCATTTTAGTCAGTATATGAAGTTTATGAATGCTATTGTTAGCCCGTTCAGTAAATCTCCATATCATGCTGAACTGGAAGATCCGGAAGGTATTTACAAAGCTGTTCAGGAAAAAATCGATGAAGTAGAAAATGATAACAATTCTAAATTTGTTTTCATTAACGCTTTACGACATGCATGCTTAGTAGGTACTGGCTTCTTCATCATGGACATCATCGATGGTAAAGTTAAACTTGAAGCTATTAGAGACGTTGGTCATGTAGCTCTTGACCCGAACTGTACAGACCTTGATGCAGGTGACTGCGAATATGCTGCAATTGTAGACTATATCTCGATTACTAAGGCTAAAAGGCTTTATGGTGATAATGTTGTTAATTCTGATGGTAGTTCTGTATTGACTGGTATTGGAGAACAATGGACTATCCCTAGCAATTCTGTTCCTATTGTAACCTATTATGAAATCAATGACAAAGGCACAGTAACGCTTACAAAAGCTTGCGGTAACAAGATTATTGAAGAAGAAATAGAAATTCCTATTACTCGTATTCCTATATTTAGATTCTGCTATAATGAAATTATTAGAAATAACAAGGTAGACTATGGTGGAATTGTTGACTTGACAGCTGATTTACAGTTTGGTCTTAACTTGGCATATTCTACTATGCTTGAAAGAGCTAACAGAACACCGAAAGCTAATTTCCTTATGCCTGCTAAGGCTATTGACGGTCTTGATGAATATTATAAAAAGCTTCAGACTAAGGAATCTCTTGTTGCATTGTATAATGGTGATGTAGCTCCTACTCCTATTATTGAGTCTTATCAGACACAGGACCTTATATCAACAATGCAGGCTTGTAATGATTTGATGGCTTCTACTATCGGTGTTCCTAGTGAAGGTATTCAGCCGCAAATGAGCGATCAGACAGCAACACAAATTTTGATGCAGCAGGCTAATAGTGAGTCTAATGTAAACAGCCTTTATGAAAATGCTTATCAGGCAATATTCAGCTTTACTAAGGCCCTTTGTGAACTCTTCTGCTGGGAGCTCAATATTGAAAAACTTCCTACTTATAAACTTGTAAACGGTCCTACTATTATTACTAAGCTTCAGAAGCGCAGACAACAGCTTTTAGCAGTAACGAATTTACTTGACGACAAGTCTAAGAAGATTGTAGCTAAGAACTATATTGAAACGCTTGATGAAGATATTAAGGACAAGATATTACCAGATATTATTGCTAACTCTGAAGATATTATGTGGGTAAGCGATATGGAACAGAAAGCTGATCCAGTTGCAGTTAATACTCTTAATCAGATGAATGATGTCCTTAACCAGACGCAGGATGCTTTGGAACAGGCTTTACAGGCTAATGACGAACTTAAGAAAGAAATCGACCAGCTTAACCTTCAGTTGCTCAATCAGAAGGAACAGATTCTTAAGGATATGATTTTCCATGAAGATGAAATGAGACTTAAAGAAACTGAACTCGGTCTTGATGCTCAGGAAAAGCAAGTTGAAATCGATTCTAAACAGGGACAGGCTAATGTTCAGATGACTAAGGAATTAATCAGTCTTGAAAAAGAAAAGATGAAGCTTGCAGCTGAACAGCAAAAGGAAATAAACAATCGTATTAACCAGATAAGTGGAGAATTCGATTATGCAAACAACCTTTAACGGATGGACACCGTATGCCAATTTAATGGCTTCATTGCGTATAGCTCCTACTGGTAACTATGCCAGAAGGGCTATACCTATTGGTGATAGGCTACAGTTTAGAGTAGCTCATGCCACACAGCCATTTACAAACACGCCACAAAGAGCTTCATCTACATTTGTTCGTAATTTACGCTATTTGCCTAACTCTAATACAATGTTTGTAAGGCTTGGTAGAAATGACTACTGGTACCCAATGTCACTTAGAAAGCTTTCACATTGGTTAAATAGCCGAAGCCTTGGTCAGTATTACAATAACTATGTGAAGCTTAGATAAGGAGTTTTATGTCAAAGATTACACTAAGAGAGATTATCGTAAACAGTTGTGACCAGGCTAGATTGGTCAATCGTAGCCAGCCGGTGCCTGGAAATATATTTGTTTCTGCTTATACAATGTTGCAGAGACGCTTAGACGGTTATTCCAATACACATTTACTTTCTTTCATTCAAAAAGAAGTAGATATTTCTGTGCCTAAGGAAAAGATTGTTCTAGGTAGATTTAAGCCTAAAGATGAATTTGAAGACAGGCTTACCATTATCGCTAACGAAGATGATTTACCTGATATTTCAGAAGCTCCAAACGGACAGATTTATTATATTAAAGAGTCTAGGAGAGCAGTTCGAAAGAATGACTATTTTTGGGCTCCTATACCTGAACCTGAAAACTTGTTTGATGTTTATCCAGATGTAGAAATGGATGTTCAGACTGTTGATAGGGTATTTGCGAAATATGGTGAAGGCTATATCGAACTTAATTACATTGCCTTTGAAGATTTCTATAATCTTGCAGCTTATAACAGAACATGCTATTCAGCTCATACTGTATCGGATGAAGAAATTGACTTATTGTTCAGAGAACCGTTCAATGAACTTAAAGTAATTTATTCTGAGCCTTTCTTATTCGATGCTGATACAGAATTGAATATTCCTAGACAGTATATAGCTTTATTTACTGCGGGACTTACTTATGATTTGGCTATGGCATATCCTAGACTCGGTGATTCTACAACAGCTATGTTGAAGCAGAGACTTGATGAGCTTGAAGAAAATGTTCGTGCTAGTTCTAGTATTCAAAAGTTTATTGGAAGAGACCCGCATAGAATTTATGCTATGACAAGAAATGAATTCCAGGCTGGTCAATGGTTATTGGGGTAATATGAGTGTAATACAAAATATAGTAGGTCCATGGAGTAAAAGCAATATCCGTATTGCTAACTTGGCTGAGTCAATCAATATGTTCCCTGAAACACAAGGTCAGGGAGCTTCAGCTCAGTCAATGCTTCGTAGTATTTGCGGAACGACTACTCTTTATGATATTCCAGGATATTGTAGAGGCTTATACGAAGCCGATAAAGGCGAAGACGGTTTTCCACTTCTTTTCGCAGTCTATGGTTCTAAGCTTTATGTAATAAGAACTGGTAACGAGCCAGAAGAAATCTATGACGGTTTAACTAATATAAATGCACCTGTTCATATTTGTCAGACAGGTGGTACAAAGCC